AACTGTTGCACCGTATCCTGTGCCGTATTGCCGGCCACAGCCGCTGGCACGGCAAGCCCCAATTCACCGGTAGCCTGCTGGATCAACTGCAACATTGTCGTCATGGTTTACGCCTCTTTCCGCGGCCGACCGGGACCGCGCTTTTCGGGATCGAGCGATTGCAACGCTTCGACTTGCGAGCCGAGACGAAGCACCGTCGCCTTCAGGTCTTCGATTTCCTGATTGCGGAGCATGAGTTCTTCGGCCTGCTTCTGCGCGAGCGACGAGTCTTTAGCCGCGGCGATGTACGCCGCCGCTTTCGTGCGCAGCTCGTAGCAGCCCATGCCGATACGCTGGCATTGCTGGTCGGAGCACTCGGCCAGTTGCTCCACCGTGTGGAATTCGAGCGCCTTCAACTTCGCCACCGTCGCGACGTCGAGCCGCGGCCAGTCTTCAACCGGCGTGCCCGTCTCGGGGCGGTATGACGTGCGACGCTCGTACGCAGCCCATTGTCCGGGCCATTCGTCCTTGTCGTCGTCACGCGCCGGCCGCTCGATGATGTTCGTCGGGTCGCCTGGATTGCACTTCTTGATCATCGGAACGAGGTCGAATTCGGGCTTACCCGTTTCCTTGCTGCGAAATTCGTTGAAACGCTTGCCGGGGAAGAACTCGACATACAGCCCAGCCTTCGGATTCTGCGTATCACTTTCCAGTGCTTGCATTCTTTTCTCCTGTTATGGGTAAGCCCCGTGAAAAAAGGGGCGCCATAATCGACGCCCCAAGACCCACGGGAGAAAGCTGTTTTAGACCGATGCCTTGCTGAACCAGCCGTAATCGCCGGTGCTCATGGCCGTTGCCGGCGACGTGTACGCGCCACCCGATGCCGTCGCGAGGAACGTCGTCGGGCTGACCGTGCAGACAGCCGTGGAAGCGGAGATCGAAGCGTTGGCCTTCGCGAAGACGTACAGCTTGCCGTCGCTGCCAAACACCTGTTCACCCAGATTGACGGGAACGGTACGAGCGCCCGACGCGATGTCGGTTGCGAGGACCGTGTTGATCAGATCGAAACCGATCTGAGGAGTTACGGAATACACGGGCATGATTGCTCCTTAGGCGATGAGGACGCCGCTGAACTGCGGGCCACGGGACGTCATGTTGCCGGCCCAGCCTATCAATTTTGTTACCGCGTCTTGGTTGACCGACTGGCGTTCGCCGCCGATCGGCACGAAGTTGCGATCACGGTGCGGGCGGAAGCTGATGTACTTCGTGTTGAGGCCCCACATGTGGTTGGCGGTCGCGTTGTTGCCGATTCCACCGTCGAGAACCACATCCGCCGCCATGCCGCCGCCGTAGAACTTCACGGCCGGGAAGCCAGCGCCGGCGAGCTTCGTGTTGCCGTCGCTCATCACGCGCTGCTGCGCCTGCATCGATGCGATGTACATCGAGTAGAAGTTGTTGTCCGCGACGAACAGGTCCATACGGTCACGACCACGAACCGCCTTCAGCGACAGTTGGGTCATGTAGTTCTGGATATTCGCAGCCGACACAGCGGCGCCGCCGTTGGTCACGCCCGAGAACACTTGCGACTGCCAGAACGGGAACGCGGAGCGCGAGATGCCGCCGTATGTGCCCGAACCCGGCGCATCCGGAACAGCCGCGGCGAGGCCGGTGATGTTCTTGCCGGAGTTGCCCGTGCCGTCCAGATAGATGTCGCCGGCGATGCGGTTGAGCAGCTGCGATTCGGCGATGTCCATGCGCGAATCGAGCAGGTCGATGATCGCTTCTTTCGACGAGTTCTGGAGCATTTCCAGGCCCGAGATGGTGACAGCCGCGGCGTACTGCTGGATGCTGAACTGAGCAGCCGAGATCGGGCTGTTCGGGCTGATGTTCAGCACTTCATAGCCCGAGTAGCTGTTGACGTTCGTCGTCGTCGCGTCGGTGTACATGATTTCTTCCAAAATCACGTTACCGCCGCCGAACGGGCGAACATTTCCGCGCTCACGGAGAACCATGAGGAGGGCGTTGTTGTTGGTTACGTTGTCAGCGAGTTCGCCGCTACGAGACTGAATGGTCGTGGCGATGATGTCGCTGATTGCGCTATTGGCGAATGCCATGTGTAGCTCCTATCAGTGAGATCAAATACGGCTCGCGGTAGCCTGGTCGAAGGAGTCTTCCAGTGCTGCGCGCCGTCCTTTCGGTGCCCCGCCTGTCGTTGCCGCGAGTGCGCCGGGTGTGGCCGTTCGCGTGCTGACTGCGTTCGCTTTGGCAGCTTTCGCCGCCTTATCCGCGTCAATCCGACGTTGCTTCTCCGCAGCCTCGCGTTGTGTCGCTTGGTGCTGCGTGAAAAGCTTGTCGTTCAGGCGGAGCGCCTTCGAATAGGCGCTATCGAGATCCGTAGCCAGCCCTGCTTGTAGCAGTTGCTGCATCTGCGGCCCCAATTGGTCTACATACGGGTGCGAGGAGCGGAAGTTCTCGACTTCCTCCAACGCAGCCCGTTGAATCTGTGCTTGCTGGTCCTGCTGCTGCCGCTGCAACTGCGCTTCTGCGTCACGCGCGCGCTGCTGTGCTGCCATGACTTGCGGGTCGATGTGCTGCTGCATGTGCGGAGGAACAGCCGCGCTTTGCTGCAGCATCTGTTGCAGAGGGATCCCCACCGCGTGCGCAACATTCACGATCGTCTGAAGCTTCGTCGCCTCGTCGCCAGTCGCCAAGAGCCGACGCGTGTAGAGCAGGTCGCGCACCACGACTTCCGGCTGCATGCCGTGCTGGCGCAGCTCGTCGATGTGCGGCTGAATCTGCTGAACGATCGGCTCAACCTTCGTCCGGTAGTCCTCGAATCCCTTGGCCTGCTCTGCCTCGCGCTGATGGATATACGCGGCGAGGTCCGGGTCCAACTTGTCCCAGTGGGCGCGCTTGTCGGCCTTCCACGACTTCGGCGGTTCGGGACGCTGCGCAACCTCCGAAGCCAGGTTAGGAGCATCCGAACCTGCCACCGCGGCGAGGTCCGGTGCTTCCGGCTTCTTCGGTGCGAACCGGCCTGCTTCGTCGCGGGCGCGGCCTTCGTTCTCGACCGGCTCCGCGCTGACGTTCTCAACGCTCGGCGCGTCTACGACAACTTCATGCACGGCATCGGACGGCACGTCATGTGCTTCGTCGATCGCGTCCAGCGCTTCTGCCAAATCTTCTCTGCGGGTTCCCATGTTTTCTCCGTGGGTTATTTCAGCGAATTCACTTGCTCGATGATCTTTTGCTTACGCGCCTTCTTCGACTCGGGCGCAAGGTCGATCTTTTCTTTGGGCTTCAGATACTTCGTCTCGTTGCCGATCTCGATGCAGTTGTGCGCCTTCAGGTGGGCGCGATGCTGCGATCGGGACGTGATCATCTCGCCGGTGATCATCGAGCGGTACGGCGACATGTCGGCAGCCACGTACGGCGCGCTGACGACGCGTTGCACTGTGCCTCCGCACTCGCACTCGGGGATGTCCTTGTCGCGCTCAGCAACCGAGCGATAGACGGCATCGTCCCTGCCGCAGGACTGGCATTTGGTCGCGTAAATTGGCATGGGTTATTCGTCGGAGCCTGACTTGGCCGCGCTGATCTGCGACGCTTCGAGCGTGGTTTGCGCGCCGATCTCGGCTACTTCCAACTTGACTTGGTTATTCATGGCAGCGATCAGCATCTGGAACTGGCGATCGCGCTCTGCCTTGTCCGCTTCGAGCATGGCTTTCATCTGCTCCATGCGCTCTTGGCTCTGACGGTTCGCCTCGTCGCGCTGCATTTCCATGGCCGTCTCTTGCGCCGCCTGCTGTGCCTGCACGCGCTGTTCAAACTCGGCAGACTGCTGCTCGAGATGTGCCTTCAGCATTTCGAGTTGTCCCTGCTGCTGAAGCTTGGCGCCTTCGATCTGATTGCGCTGCTGCTCGATCTGCATGTCGATCTGCGCGCCGGCCTGCTTCTCTTGGATGCGCGCTTGCGACTCCGCCTGCACCTTCTGAATTTCGATGGGAGGCGGCTTGGGCTGGTCCTTCTGCTTCTTGAGCGACTGTTGAAGCTGCTCCATGGTGCTGTCGAACATGCCTTCCAGCGTCTTGCCAGCCTTGAATGCGCTGATCCCGAATTTCATCATTTCCAACAGCATTGGAGCGAGTTCGGGCGTCGCCTGCGCAGCCGGAACAGCTTGCTGCAAGAATTGGCTCATCGTCGTCAGGAAGCTAATCCGGTCCTGCTTCTCCGCGTCCTCGTCGATCTGCACCAGCGAATCCGCGTCCACTTCGATGCGGAAGTTGCGCAGTACCTTCTGCGCCATTTGCCCGGAGCGCTGGACGATCTCCTGCCATTCCATCGGTTCAATCTGGCGGCCGGTCAGCAGCGACATGGCTTGCGGCAGAACCGCCTGGTCGTCGGGCAGCAGCTGCGATGCAGAGGCCATCACCAGGATGGTCGCCGGTTGGAACTTGTTGCAAATGACCTGTGCTTTCAGGCGCAACAGTTCTGTTGCGTAGATTGCAACGTCATCCTGCGTCGTGCGCAACCGGACTGCACCGAAACGCGCCTTGATGCCTTGCGCCGCGGCCGTCTCGGCGGCGTCCGTGTCACCGCGCATGATGTCGCTAATGCCGGTGAGGTCGTGGATCTGCTGGATGACTTCTTCGCGCGCCTGGAACGCCGTTTGCAGCGCCTGAACGATCGGCATCAGATCAACGATGTCAATCGCGCCATTCAGGCCGCCCTTCTCAGCGAACGCGGCAAAGCTCTTGACCGGAACGAGGTCGTTATTGCCCGTCTCAGTGAACAGCCGCTGCAATTCCTTGAACTCAGCGTTGTACACGCCACGCACCTTGAGCGCCTTGATCAGCCCGTCGATACGGTCACTGATCGTGTCAAGCTCGTTCGCCTGGTCTTGGTACTGGATGAAGTCGGGCACCGGGACGAGCGTGTCGCTGGTCATCGTCGCGTACAGCGGCTTGGCGCACGGCCAGAAGCCTTCCAGCCCGAGGGGATCGTCTTTCTCATCGAGCAACTGCCCGACCGACTTCGACAGCCACACAGCCTTTTGCGTCTTCTTGTCCCAAATCTCGTAGATGCACGCCTGTTTGCTGGACTGAGACTGCCCGGTCGGCATCTTCGACTCGCCGTAGCCTTCAGCGGGTGACGCAGCGTCGTACGGCACGCGCATGGCCGTCTTTTCGCCAAAGCGCTCGCACATGGCCGAATAGTCCATGTACACCTTGCGCCACACGCAATGCACCTCTTCCCACGTCCGCGCGACCGAGTGCCCGAAGTCCTTCCAGTGCACGTAGTCGACCGGCGCCGTCTCGTCGTCTATTTGCTCAAGAGGCTCGTCATCAGTGATTTGATCCGCGCCAGCGCCCTCAATAACCGCATCACCATCTGAATAATCTTCACTCAACGGCTCCTGAACGCTAGTAACCGGCGCATATCGCACCCATGCAACGCCACGGCCGCCGAGAAAGCGGTCCATGACGCTGTTCTTCATCGCCTCCCGGTAATCAGGGTAATGGCGTACTTCGAATTCGAGGGCACGTTCGAGAAGCAGCGAAGCGACTCGCCCAATTGGATCAGAATCTCGGAAACGCCGCGAAACATCGGGCTGCGGTAGGCGACTGAAGGTTGCCGGAACCAGTGTCTGTACGTTGGCCCATAGGATGTTGAAGCGCGCGGACTCGCTGCCATACGTGTATTCCTTCGCGTCGTCACGGTAGCGCTTGACGATCTTCGTCGTGCGATCCGTCCACTTGTTGAACGCCTTATCGTAGGCCGTGAGATAGCCGATGTAGCGCTCTACCTCAGGCGTGCGCGTCGCTTGTGCCATATCAGCCAATCACCGCGGTGCAATCGACCGTGCCAGTGATCGCGATGAAATGGCCCTGCTGGCATGCGAGATACAACGGCAGAAACACGTTGCTACCCGGATTGGTCAGCACGCCCGTTAGAGGCGTCGTCGTGGCCGTGCCGTTGCTGTCGAACACCTGCACCGTGCCGGCCGCGCCAATCGCCAGGATCAGCCCGATAAGCGTCTGCCCGGGGATCTTGTTGACGGTCGTGCTTGCCGTGATGCGAACGCCCGTACCGCTCAGTTGTGCCGCCATTACAGCCTCCGATGATTTGATACGTGCCGCATGTGATCTTCCCAAACGTCGTTTAGCGTCTCCTGCGTTTGCAGGTTCGACCAGTCCGGCTCCGTTTGGATCGGCTTGGCCTGTTCGTGACGCCACGCAACAGCCATCATCCGGAATGCATCAGCCGGGTTGGATGACCAGTTGTGCAGCGGACGCTCGCGGAATACTTTCTTTTCGTCATCCCACTCGCGGCGGTACTCGCGCAGTGCATCCGTGCCATCTGCACAGTGCTCCTCGTCGAAATACACGCGGGGGAACATGTTTCTTGCCGCCTGGATGCCGTCTTGCACGCTCAGGCTTGCCACAATTTCCATACGATCGAAGCCAAACACCGCGGCGAGCTGTTCGATTACCGACTTGCCCTTGGCTGCCAGCGTCTTCGCCCGGGCGTCGTGCGGCAGGAAAAGCGTTTCATATCGGTACGCGATGCGGTGTGCGCACTCGGGGATCAGATCGCCCTTGCTCACCACAATGTCATCGCCAATCAGGTCAATCTGCACCTCGCGGCCTAGCAACTGGCCCGCGTAGTAATCCGGCTTCTTGCCAGACGAAGAGTGAAAGTCGATCACTCGAATCTCGCCGGCGATCACCTGAAACCACCAGATGGACGTATCGTCCGTGCGGCCCAAGTCCCACGCCGTGAAGACCGGGTAGTTCGGATCGTGCGGAACGCGGCAAATCCGGCCTTCCTGATCGATCTTGCGGAACTCAGCCGCGTAATAAGCGCCCATGATCGCGGCGTCGAATGAGCAGAGATATTCCTGATCGAACATCGCCAAGCCCATGTCTTCGCCAAAGTCCGCGATATAGGCTTTGCGCAGCTTCTCTAGCTGCTCATCGTTGAAGATACCGGTGTCCCGCGCCGACAACACCTGAGCGAACGCGCCAGGCTCATTCCGTGCAGCATTCAGCGTGCGATACGCGTGATTCTTGCCGCGGGGCGTGGTGATGAAGAACTCCCACCCCTTGTTCTCCGCGATGATCGGCCGGAGATACGCACGCGCGGCAGGATTCGCCAGCGCCCACTCCGAGTACACCAGCCCGACCGGTGGCGCACCCACCATCGCGTTGTAGTTGTCCGAGCCGAGAACCTGCCACGTCGAGCCGTTCACGAACTCGATGAACATTTCCTGATCGTTCGTCCGCTTGCGCAACTGATGCGGGAATGCCTCGTCAATCCGGCGCTTGCCAGTATGGCCGTTCACCGCGTTCCAGATCGCCTTACGCGCCTGCGATGCCAGCGGCAGCATGTGCCAGTACGTGCCGACTCGCTCGAAACTCTTGCAAGCGGTCGTGTGCAGCGCTATCTCGTCCTTACCTGCGCGGCGATGCCATATAAGCTCAGCATGGCGCCCGCCCTTCTCCATGTAATCCCACGCCGGCCGCTGGTATGCACGCGGCACCCATCCGTTGGGCAGACGGATTCGATCGGCCACAGAGGAAGATCCTTTTTTACCGCTCGCGGTGGTTTAGAAGAAACTACTCAGAATCGCCAGCGAACTTGATGATTTCGACCGTAAGGCCGACTTCACCATTCACTTCTACCGCTTGCGATGCCTTGCCGTAGCCGCGATCGATCAGTTCTTTAGCCGCCGCGAGCCGAGCCGTGTCGTTCTCTGACGTGTTCATGATGCCGACGATCGTGCTGATGGCCGATGCGCCGTACTCCTGCGCCAATGCCTTGATATCAGCCGTCACCTTGTTTGGCGTGCCAGCCTTGCGGCCGCCCGTCTTAACGCCCTTAGCCATTTGATCTACTTCCGTCTACTTCAGACGTGAACCGCACCGTCAGCAGGTTCTTGATGCCGTTCGCGTTGTTGTATTCCACTTCCTTACGCGTCACGACACCGGATGCCACATGCTGTGCCAGCCTCTCAGCGCGATTCAGCAAGTCATCGAGCGAGGTGTACTCGCCGTGCTTGCGAATCGCCTCGATAGCCCATTCCCGGGCTTCTGCTGATACTTTGTCGGCTTGGCTCATTCCGCTCAACCTCAGATAGAAGGCGTTGTGCTGCAGAAGGCTCAAATCCGGGGTTAGCACGTTAGCCGCCGACGCTCGCGGCCCACACGTTGTTGCCGAGGCAGTAGAAGTCGCCCGTCTTGCCTGCCGGGATCGATGCGGACGCTGCTGCTGCGACGAAGCTGCCACCGGTGGGCGGATAGACCAGCAGCGCGTTCGTGGCTTGTGCGTTCACGACGATGTAGATGTCGCCTGCGCTGCCCACCATCGAGACTGCGTTGGCAACCGGCAGACGCGCGCCCGTGCCCGATGCGACCGTGCTGAACACCGTGAAGTCGCTGACGATCGCGTATGCGTTCGCCTGCGTGGTGCCTGCTGCGGTTTGGCCGGTCAGCGGAACGCCGAGCGTGGTGTTTTGCGCCTGCATGGCCGGTACGCCCGAGCCCATCAGTTCTGCGAGAGTGGTCATGTGATTCTCCTAAGCTGCGCGCTCGGCGCTTTCAACTACATATGGTCTGAAAGCCTCGCCGTCATGCTCTGCGAGAATTTCCTCTACGTTCAACTCATCCAGCGGAATCCAGCCGGTCAGCTCGTCGCCACGGCCCTCTCCGTCGTTCCACTGCCCGAAGCGCACGAACACGCCATCAGGCGACACGCGAGCCGGGTCAAGCGTGACTTGGTAATACACAACGCGCGGCGCCGGGTGGCTCAACGCGGTCAGCAGCCGGTTGTTGTTCACATCCGTTTGCAGCGAGACGATGACAACCTGCTTGGCGGTGATGGAATCGATCATGTGTTTTCTCTATTACGCCATTCTCTGGCCGCGGAAATACGCTTTTCCGTCATCCCGCACAGAGCAGAACTCGGGGTGCAGCAGCTCGCCGTCGCGCCACGTCAGCACGGCAAAGCCGCTCTGCCAGTTCGCGTTGCGCCCGGTCAGGTAGTGGAACTCGTCTTGCTCGGGATCTGCGAGCATTCCCGTCTCGATGCCGTAGCGCAGCCGTCCGAATCCGCGGAACTGTACAGCCTGTAGCCTGTGTGTGTGCCCTGTAACCACGTGGTAGCCAGCGCCCTTGACAACGTTGTTGTACGCAGCATGCATCCCGTTGGCGACGCTGTGGATAACCACCGTGTCGTCATTCACGTCGATGCGATAGCTGTCCTTCCACGCCGGCAGATGGTCAGCCAGCGCAAAGCCTGCGACGCCCTCGTATTCCGGCGCGGCGTGAGCCAGGCGCGAATCGAAACGGATGTCGTGGTTGCCGATCGTGCGAAGCAGCTTCATTCCTCGCGCGGCGCCTTCGATGTCGCTTAAGCGCTCCCGGACGGCTTCTAGTTCGTCCTTGACGCTGTACGTCTTCTGCCAGCCAATGCGCGCGTGCTTACTGATCCGGGCGCCGTCGAGCAGATCGCCGTTCAGAATGACAGCCTTCATGTCGCCCGAGTGCTCGGCGATGACCCTACAGAACGCCTTGTGCGCGGTCGTGACGACCTTGGGCGAGTAATGCGCGTCGGAGCCGACTACGATCGAGCCGTTGCTAATCGCCAGCGTATTGATGAGTTTCTTGTCGGTCAGCGTCAGTTGCACGCCGTCCGTGCGCTTCATCCGATCGCGGAACGTGGTTTCCGGGATACCAAGAGCGCGAGCCGCCGCTTTGATGCTGCCGTGCGTGTCAATCGCCTTCTGGTAATCCGCTGTCATCAGGAACTCAATTGCGGACTGAACTCGCCGCAGTAGTCTTCAACGGACACAATGGGCAAATAGTTGTAAACGCGCCCTGACAGATCGGTTATCGGCACAGGCGGGTAGCGGCGGCATGTCACCGCCTCTTTCCCGAACTCAGACCACCGGCATTGCTTGCAGGTCGATGTGCGCTCGACCACTTCAACCACTTTCGGTTTCCGCGGCGCCATCGTCTGCTCCAAATAAAAAACCGCCCGAAGGCGGCGAAAGACCTGTGGAGGAGATCACAGGGAGAGGGTGTTCAAAAATGCTTGTCGCTTGGCTCGCAGCAGCGCTGTCCCTTCTGAAGTTCGCGGCAGCACCACCAGCACCGATGCGAATATCGGGCCGTAAACGAAGAAACCCGGCCTGAATTAACAGAGCCGGGCTTTTCTACAGGCGTGCGAATCCGCCACATTTCGCAGCGTACCCTAATTCTTTTGGATTGACAAGCGTCTTTAGCAATCCCTTAGCGTAAAGACGCGGGCGCAGTTGCGTTTTAGCATCAGCGTAATCCTGCTCCTGCGTTTCCGGATAGCGCGGGTTCGTCCATACCGTGCGCCCCGCTTCCATATTCCGCATGGCCGTCTGAATGGCGATGCGATGGCGCAGGCTCAGCTCGAACATCAGCGGCTCGACCGCCTTGCCAATCCCCGCGCGCAACTGATGGTCGACGATCTCCGACAGTTCGTCGTATTCCATCCACTGGCGGCTAATGGTGAAATCGCGGCAAGTAGAGTCGGCGCGGCCGTAGCCTAGCGCGGGCTGGTAGCTTTGACTGTAGCGATACCAGTCGTACAGGATGTCGTCGATCTCATCGTTCATTTTATTACCCCGATTAATCCGGCTTCCATGAGAGCCACGTATGTTCTTAGGATCATCTCGTCTTCAAACGCCCGACGATCGGCCTTGCACATCGTCTTGCCTTGGTCCAACTCAGTGTGACATCGGACGCATAGAGCCGCTATACGGGCGTCGCTTGCCTTGATTGCGCCGCCCTTCCCCTGGTTCGAATGCGCCGCCTGCGTCGAACCTTCAAGCCCGCACGCTTGGCACGGCAACGTCGCCACCGCCCGGCGCAACTTCTCCGAGCGGAATGTCTGCGGCTTGGGGATGCCGATCAGCCGGGCTGTCATGGAAACAGCTTCCAGAGGATGGCTCCGAAGCTACCGATAACCCCGAGTGCGCCTCCTATCCAAAAGATGACGCCGACAGCCGCATACCATGTCGGAGTACCTTCGCTCTTTTCGACGAAGAACGGCTCGAAGAACGACATTAAGCATGCGACTGAAAACATAACAAACCCGATTGCCATCATTCCCCACTCCCGGAAAATCTCACCTGTTTCTCAGCGCACCACGCATGCAGGAATTCGATGAACTCCGACGCGTGCTTCTTGCTGAACTTGCGCGTCTGCACGCCGAGCTGCACAAAGCCCGTCCCGTCGAGGTTCGGTACGATCGCACCGATTCCCTGTACCGGATCGCCTTCAGCAGCCTTAATCCGTGCGAACGCATCGACTAGTAGCCGCTTCCATGTCTCGCTATCCCGCATGGCGCCCATGAATGGCACTTGCTTGGCGATGTCGCTGAACATGGCGTGATAGAGCGCTTCCTGAACGCGTGACTTCGTGGCGGGCTTCAGTTCGACGAGCCATCCGTCCGGAGCCTGGATACACGCCCGCGACGCGAGCTGCCGCGCCGTGGGATGAACAAGACGGAACCGCTGGACTTCGCTCATGACTGCTCCGCCTCCGAAACAACCGTATTGCACTTCTTGCAAATCAATACGCCGTGGTAATACGGCTCAAACTCGTGCGCGCAGTTATCGTCCTTACGTTCTGCGCCGTAAGATTGCTTCGCCCCCTCCCGCATCCCATGCTCGTAAGCGACGCGCAACAGTTTCTTCGTCGCCCATGAGAGTTCACGCCAGTTCTGATAGTCGATGAAGTGGCCGAACAGGCAATCCGTCGTGTGCGGTTTCGTGCCGCCCGATCCGCAGCCGGTGCATTCACTCATCGCCAAAGGCCTCCGCTAAAGCATTTGATAAACGCTACGCCAAGCGCGGCAAGGCCCAACACTGCGGCGATAGCCGGAATACCGATGCACACGCCAAGCGCCCAGAGGAGCCATTCGGGGATCGTGAAAGCGATATTCATTGCTGCTCCTCGATCACCCGAAGCTCCACCGCCGGCCCATGCGCCGACAGAATCGCCTCCTGCGCGGCCAGCCATGTATTCCAATGGCTCTCCTTCACCGACGACAGGAGAGGAAGCTTGCGCTCTTCGTAGTTCGCTTCGAATTGCTCGCGGCCATTTGTCTTCATTTCGGTTCAACCCTCAAACAGGACGACGCGCCCCATATCGACAACGCGGTCGATCGGGAAAAATTCTGTGTCGAAATCTGGCGACTTTTCCTTGAAAGCGCAGTGTGCGTACACCTCTTCTTGAGGATCCATCTTCTGCAATTGTTCAATCAATTCGTGGACTTTCATTTCTGCTCCTTCTGCTCTACAGGCTTGTCCCAATCGCGGCGCTTCACGCCCATGACGAAGAAGTACGGATCAAAGTTGTCAGGGATCATGCTGCCTCCTCGAAGTCACGCAGGCTCATCGATTGTTGATAGACGCGGCCAGTTCCGACCGAGGGGATGGCGACCAGACCAGCAGCAGCGGCGAACGGGTTCACGAACCGCGGCCGGGCTCCTGCCGAAAACAGTTCCTTCTTGCGAGCATCGCGCCGGCGCTTCGCAATCTCCTCTTTCGTGAGGGACGGAAGCTTGGGAGCGTCTTCGCCCTTTCCGTACGAGTAGATCGGAATGCATTCGCCGCCCTGGGGGCGCCGATACCAACCGGAGATATGGAAACTGTCGCCGGTCAGGGAGGGGCGAAGGTAACTTCCTACTCCCGAAGGCGTAACGCCGATCCGCTTGGCAATGTCGACGACCGATCCATCGCCGTTCTTCAATTCGCGCTCGACCATCGCCCACACGTAGCAACCGCCATTGCTCCGATCAGGGAAAGGACGGGGGCCAAGTAGGAGCTTGTGCGCCTTCAGCGTCAGCGATGAATAGCTGCGGCCAGGGAAAAGGCTCAGGCTCCGCTTGAGGTTGTGCTTGCCAAGCCAGATCTTCTTGAGCAGCTTGATTTCTTCGTCGGTCCAGAATTGCCCTTTCATGCTGCCCTCCGCATTTCCGTCTCTGCGTATGCATCGCCGCTTTCCATGCGCGCGACGATCGTCTGCGCTGCGGCCTTTATGTCAGCACGCTTAGCAATGGCGATCTGCTGGTCGTGGATCTCGAGAACTGTGCGGATCGCCTTGATAGCGTCCGCATCGAGTGCCAGAGTCCCGGTACGCTTCGCGCGGTACTTGGCGCGCATCATGCCGATCATCGAAGCCTTGATTTCGTCGATCCACTCGTCGCCGAAGCCACGTTCCGCCAGAACGAGCGCCATGTTCAGGCCGGCCGCCAAGTCGTACCACGCGTCATCGCTCGGGCCTTTCAGCATCTGCTCGAATGCGATGTGATGCCCGATCGCGATCGACGTCTGACGCTTCGCCGCGAGCGGTTTCGCATCCATGCGCTGCTCGTTGCTCGTAACGGCTCTGGCGAGCCATCGATTTGCGTCGTACGCCCGACGCGGCTTCTTAGACTTCGGCATTTGGAACCCCCGTTCCCTTAACTCACGTCCACAATGCGATGGCGCCATTCCTTTGCCTTCGCGTCCCACTTCCACCCGTACACATGCAACGTCCAACCCAATTTCCTGACCTCGGCAATATGGTCCGACTCGGCTATCTTCTTCACCCGGGCCGGCACGTTGCTCCAGCTCGTAGGCTGCAATCCGATCACCTCACCGTCCTTGATCGCGATCTGATCGAGAATCCCGAACAGATCGACCCGGATCCGTGCGCCTGGGATCCAGCGCTCTACGGTCCAAACTAGCCAGCCCCGCTCTTTCAGCAGTTCCGCAGTCAATGCGGACGGGCTGCGCTTCACGCCTTCGCCTCGAACTTGCCTATCCGGCACACGTTGCCGCCGCCCACGAAGTGATAGACCGGAAGGTGCTTGCAGTTGCGGAAACCGAGTTGGTTCATCCCGCGTGCTTCCGGCTTAGCCTGTGCGTGTTTGCCGTTGCGGCAGTTCATGCTCACTTACCGCCGCCGATGCGTTTGATGACCTGCTCCGCCAATGCGAAAGCTTCCTTCGACTTCGCCGATTCGAGCAACGGAGTAACTGAGTCGACCGATTCAAAGTTCGGAATCAGCGCGCATGCATGCGACTTTGAAATGCGTCCCTTCTCGACCGCGGCTGCAAGGACGGGCTGGCGGCCGTCTTTGTCGTGACCAAGAGAAGCCGTCCAGTGAGCGGGGATGCGATGCTCGCGCGCTTCAGCGACAAGGCGCAGATACGATTCCTTGAACGCCATGCGCGCGGCGACCTTTTCGCCTTCCTCGATGAGCGGATAGGCAACCCAAAAGGCCTTTGACATTTCCTCGGTCCACACGACCGATGTGCCTTCGTCAAACGGCAGAACGGCCCACGCTTCCTCTGCGCCCGGCCGGCCGTCATCGATGCGCGAGATGATCTCGGCAAGCGTCAGACGTCCCTTCAGTTCGCGTCGGCACTTCGACAGCGCGACCAGCACCGCGCGCTCGTCGTAGTCCGCTAGATCGGTCAACAGCATCTTCGCTGCCGCTTCGCTCAGGTTCGTTCCGCACAACTCGGCAGTCGCCGCGAGTGCTTGAATCAGATCAACGGCCGCCATTTGCTACCTCCGCTTGTTCGATGAGTCGGGACCACATATCGCCAGATGTTTGGAGCCGGTCAGCTTCACGCGCCTTCGTTTCGGTGACTCGGGTGCTCGTCGCCCACTCTGTGCGCAACTTTTCCGCGTCCTTCGCCATCGCGCCCGCGCTGTGCATCGTCTGCACGTAGAACCGGTTGTTGTGCGAGACATAGAACGCAGCGACCGCGGGAGCCTCAGTTCCGCCAAGCCGCTTCACGAAGTTGGCAACCTGGGCGTTGACAGTGGCGTTGCGTACCGGCTTCGTCCCGTATCGACGCTCGTAAGCCGATTCGTATGCATTCCACGTCTCGCCTGTCAGAGTCGAAGCCTTCTTTTCGGCGCCGGCGACGAGTGCGTCAGCACGGTCGCTGGAACGCTTTTGGTTTAAGGGTGGATTAAAGGACGGGTTAAAGGACGTATTGGGTGTCACCGTGCTACCCCGTTCCTGCGCCATTGACACCCCGTCGGCGTCACCGTGACACCCCGTCGGCGTCACCGTGACACCCCGCTCTGAACGGGGGTTCACCGTGCTACCCGGCTTTTTCATCTGAATGTCGTAGCAGATGGGGCGCTTGTCGGCGCGATCGATATAAGCGGCGACGATCGACTGATTGCCCTTTGCGATCATTCCCAACTCCTCAAGAGAGTCGAGCTTGCGTCGAATCGTGCTTTCGGAAAGACCAGTGTCCCGTTCGAGCTTCGCAGTCGACGGGAATGCAGCCTTTCCATCATGGTCGGCGTAATTGGCGAGACACAGCAGAACGTGACGCGCCGATGCGTCCGTCACGATCTGCTGTTCCATCGCCCAACTCATTGCTTGAATGCTCACAAACGGCCCCTACCGCCCTTCGGCGTTAGTTGTACTAAAAGGAGAAAACAGAAGGCGCCTCGATTGGCAGCTTGTGTTTGCTTCTTCATCCGATCGTGGTCGACCGTTTAGTTTTTAGGCCCCGTCACCGCCCAAAGTGGGCTGCTTCAAACTCAACTACCACCGGGTGCATCGGCCCATATGCTGAGCGCAGGACGTGGTACCCAATGTAAATCTGCATCGACACGCCCATTTGGATAGCCAGAGACACCAATTCCCCCGCTTCAGGGATTGGGAGTTCTGCTGCCAAGTTGGTCGTGCTATTGGTCATGCTGCGATGCGGGACCCGTTTTGGGCCGCTTCTGCACTGACCCCAAGGAGGTTCGCAGGCAAAGTGCCAACAGTGCCAAACAGAAACAGCTTCGTGATGCGAGCCAGGGCCGCGGAATCCGAGTCGATGCCATACAGGGCTTTGTACGCCTGCATGCCTTCGTACACCGGGTCTTCCAGACGGGTCTTAACTTCGTTTCGGAACTCAGCACGTCGAGACATTTGCTTTACCTCCTTTCGTTAAAAAAAGAACAACATGAAATTGACGCAAAAGAAGATCCGGCTCATGAAACTAGCCAGAAGGAAATCAGGCGGCGATCTTTCCGGTGCGCCGGTAGTAGGTCCAGTCGATCCGGTCGTTGAGCATCTCGCTCATGACTCCGGTGTGCGCCTCGACGGCGGAGCAGTGCTCAGCCGGGACGCGACCTTGCTTTCGCCACTCCTGGATGACCTGATACCCGGACAGCTCCAGCGCCCGAGCCATAGCGCTCAAGGTTCCGAAGTGCTTGATGGCACGTTCGAGGGAATCGTTGGTTTGGGTCATGACGGACTTGATAGTGGTGTGCATGGAGACCATTCTATACAAGTACCGCTTGTGTTGCAAGCACCTCTTGCATTTTCGCAAGTAACGCTTGCAGCTAGCATTGCGGATATGACAATCCACACCAGAATCAAAGAATTGCGAGCAGCCGCAGAGCTCTCGCTGGAGTCGCTTGCGGCCCGTCTCGGCGTGTCATGGCAGACCGTTCAGCAATGGGAAAAGGGGAAAACGACGCCGAGCATAAAAAGAATTGAAGCAATTGCTGAAGCGTTGAATACAACCCGGGAATACCTCTTGTTCGGGGAATCACCGCAGACAAAAACAGGTCAATCTAGCGTATCGACGGAATCCGAAGGCGCAAACGTTACCGAAAGTAGCGCGCAGGCTGTGCCATTGCGCTATTCTGTAGACGTTAAAAACTTCCGCAGAGTGTTCGTGGTTGGGCGAGCACAAGGCGGATTACCTGAACGAATCTGGACGGACGGGGATTATCCTGTGGGAGCTACCGATGAGTATGCGGAGTTGGCGACGACCGATCCGCATGCCTTTCTATCGCCGATTGTCGGTACTTCAATGGTGCCGAAGTTCAATCCTGGCGACTTCGCCTTTGTAGAGCCCGGCACGGCGCCGGAAATCGAAGATGACGTGCTGGTGCGACTGAACACCGGCGAAACCATGTTGAAACGACTTATTTCTCGCCGCGGAGGTATCCAACTCGCTTCATATAATGAGCCGGGCACTCTCCTTTATCAGCCGGAGGAAATCACCTGGATGTACTACGTTGCGCATTACGTCCCGGCCCGTAAAATCAAGCACCGGATGTAATCATATGAAGAAAATAATCACATCGATAATAGCCCTCGCAGCCGCGACAAATGCGCACGCATTCGCCGTCACAGCATATTCGACCGGCCAACAAGAGTTGGTGCAGACCGTGACTGGACAAACGGTGGTTCGCTGCCACTTCCAGTACAGCGGCCAAGAATTCACCAAGCTTTACCCCTTCGGCACGATCTGCCCGATGTCGATCGAAGTCGAATAACAGTACAAGTAAGCGCCCCAAGAACCCCGCCTTGAGCGGGGTTTTTTGTTGCGTCGCGCAATGTTAGAGGGGCTGCGCTAAAAAAATTTTGCCTTCTCTTGCAAGAGCCTCTTGCAATACAAGCGTTGCTTGTGTAGAGTACATCCATGCGCTGAACGAACAGCGACACGGAGACCTGAGATGAACGCCAAGCAAGCAGCCAAGGAAGCAGCAAAGAAATCGAAGGACGGTTCTGTCCGTTTCGTCGTGTGGGTCTTCGATCAGGGCCGCGAGATTTTCGACGCTGAGCAAGTCAGCATCTACGCGAAGTTCATCCAGATCGAAGAGACGTATCTGGGTGGCGTGCAAATCGCCAACGCCGAAGCACTCGCAGCCTAAGGAGCCGCCATGTCCGTACTCGCTGAAGACCTGATCGAACTGAAGCGTCTCGCCGAAGGTGGCGCCGGCGCCCTGGTTGAAAAGCTGCTGCACGAAGTAGCCGCCCGTCTGATTTCGGACGGCCTGCGCGACACGCGGGAGGGTTGCTGAGATGGACGCGAACATCGTGATTGTTCTGGCTGCGTTCTGCGCTGTGCTGTTCGTGTTCGATGTGATCTACAGGTGACGCCATGAAATACGGATGCACTCCGCAAGGGGTAACGAGGCTAGGCGAGTTTCTGTACGACAAAGAGCTAGCCGAGCTGGACGACGAAATCGAGATCGACGATGACCATTCGGACGAGCAGTTTGACCGGATGGACCGACAAACCGAACTGAGGGGCTGAGATGCAGATCAACACGTACTTCTACAGCCGCCCAGCAGTGTTCGTCCAAGTGTCGACGGATGACTTCGGCGACGAGGTCATGGCGGTATCGGATCTGAACCCGGACATCGACATGTTCCAGATCAAGATGCACAAAGAGACGTGGTGGCATCTGTTCGACTTCGCCGACAAGGTGATCGACTGGCGCGACGGGCACGACGCGGAATAAGCAGGAAATCGCAGGACGTTTGTAGGTGGCGCATTGATTTCTCAGTCGCCAGCGTCAAACGGCTTGCTTTCGTAGTCCTCAGGAGGGTGTGTGGAAGACGACGACAACGCCATGTGGCAAGCATGGGAAGAGGAACTAGAAGAGTTCCTTGAATGGCAAGAAACCTTTGGAGCGAGAGATGGAAAACAAAAAGACCGGGCTGCAACTGCTTCGAGAGCCCTTCCCGGAGCATCAGATCAGCCTTTTGCCTAAGCCGTACAAGAAGGACTCCCCGAAGGGGAAGTGCAACGAGTGTGGCGGCTACCACGGTCTGCCCGCTGTCCATCTGTCGTATGTCGGCCACGCGGCCCTCACGGATCGCCTGCTGAACTGCGATGAGCAATGGTCGTGGGAGCCGGTCGCATTCGGTTCGGACGGCCTCCCCCTGCTCGACCAGCAAGGCGGCATGTGGATTCGCCTCACGGTCTGCGGAGTGACGCGCCTTGGCTACGGTGACGCCCAAGGCAAGACCGGGCCGGACGCCATGAAGGAACGCATTGGCGACGCCTTGCGGAACGCTGCCATGCGCTTTGGTGCGGCTCTTGACCTGTGGCACAAGGGCGATCTGCACAAGGACGATGACGACACCCCGGAAAGCATCAGCGAAAACGAGATGGCCGACTTCAAGCTGGCGATACGCGAGGCCGATGACATTGCGGCGCTGACGAAGGTTGGCGACGGGATCGGCAAGAGCAAGGTGACTGAGCAGCAACGCGCCGAGCTGCTTGCGGAGTACTCCAAGCGCAAGAAGTCGCTTCAACAGGCGGTGCCAGCATGATGGACCTATCGAAAGTCGATGCCGCTCTGATCCTGGCGCGCGGTCAATACGCCACTGTGAACGGCGAGTACAAGACGCTCATGTCCGTCATCCAGTCTCGCACGCAGGAGGCTTGTGATTCTCTGCGCCACGGGCTCCAAGAGGAAGAACTAGACCGCGCTATCAAGGCATTCGAATACGCCGAGATGATCGCCTCGGGTCTGAAGGTAGCGATCAAGGAAGCTGCCGAACTGAAGGCGCAGAAAGACGAACTGTATCAGCGGGCTTGGGGAAAGAAATAATGGAACGCGCCTTACACGACAACGCGCTATTGCAATCTTGCGAGCGCATTCACAGCCGACTTGCAACGGGCGCCGTTGTTGCGCTGACCGGCGCGGGCATCGGGTGTTTCTGGTACTTGCTGGTTTGCTTCCGTGCGGGGGTGCTGTGATGAAACTTTGGCAAATCTGGGGTATCAGCCTGATCGTCGCCTCCGCTTTCCTGGCGATCGATTCCGAGACGTCGTACCGAGCGGCACAGATGGAACGCTGCTCGCACGTCCGCTGCATCTGACGTAACAGCTTCCCGAAAAGGCTCACCGTGACCACGAACCAAGTAGCACTCCTCATCGGCGTTATCTGGGTGATCGGCGTTTTCTGCCTGTGCTGCTTCGTTCGCGGTGGCGCCATTCGAGAGCGCGAGCTGCGCGAAACGGCCGAGAAGCGCAAGCGCGTCGCCGACTGGATCGCATCGAAGAACTTGCAGTAACCGTGGAGAGCGGGCCGGCGCTTATATCCGGCACTTATTCCAACCATTGACAGAAGAACACCATGAACGCAACGACCGAACAAGAACAGCTTTCAATCGACGGCGTGCCGACTGCAGAACCGCAGACGGCTGACGCACCGCACATGATCGCGCGCGTCAATGCGATGGCCATCAAAATCGCCGCGCCGTTCATGGCGCACGACGACATCCGCTACTACCTGTGCGGCATCAACATTCGCCCGCTCGAAGACGACACCGTGATGGTCGTCGCGACTGACGGTCACCGCTACGTCGTGATCCATGACCAGAACGGCTATGCCCAGAAGGAAGTAATCGTCACCGTCAAGAAAGACAGCCTGAAGTCGTGCAACGCGAAGAGCACCTTCGACCTGATGTCGAACGGCGCGGCGTTCATCAACGACGAGCACGGCATGCCCCAGTTCGTGCAGCCCGGTAACTCGCTGATTGAAGCGGACTTCCCGCGCATCGAGAACGTTGCTTCGGCGATCGGCTACTCGGAAGGGATCTCCGGCGCCATCAACCCGGCATACCTGAAAGACGCCCTGGCAATCGGCCAGCACTTTGGCAGCATTCGCTTCTTCACGAAGGACGCCGACAGTGCGCTCGTGTTCGTCGTCGGCGGCCTCGGTGACCTTGAGGTGTTCGGCGGGATCATGAAGATGCGCGACACGTTCGAGCAACTGCCGCAGTGGTTCCCCAAGCCGTGTCCTTTCGATCTGACGAAGACGCCGTCGGAAGCTCAATAGCGCGCATGGCGCCGGATATGAAGCGCGGCGCAATGTGAAGTGGCCGGTACGAGGAGAAATGGAATGAGCAGAAGCGGATATGTCGACTACGACGAAGAAAATACCATCGGCCTCTGGCGTGGTGCGGTGAAGCGTTCCATCCGAGGCAAACGCGGTCAGACAGCACTCAAAGAGCTAGCCGCCGCAATGGATGCGATGCCGAAGAAGACGCTCGCCGCGGAATCGCTCGTAACCTCCGATGGTCAGTTCTGCACGTTGGGTGTGTTGGGGCAGGCACGCGGCCTCGACATGAACCCCATAGACCCCGAAGACTGGGACGCGGTTGCGAAGGCTTTCGATATTGCGCCGGCGATGGTCCGGGAAATCGTCTACGAGAACGATGAGGTTCTTGACGATTATGAATGGGTCGACTTCGTGCTGTGCGGCCCAGTTCGCCCGTACTACCCGGACTGGGGGAGACACGTGCAATCCAAGCGCGTGGCTATACCGGAAGAAATTCTAGGCCCGAAGCGATGGCAGCAAATGCGAGATTGGGTCGAGTCGAACATCGCCAAGGCAACCGCCGACTAATGGCGCACAGCGCCGGACACGATAGAGAGATGAACATGAGCTGCGATCAGCAACGATTTGAGCGCGACATCGCGCAACACAAGATGACCATCGTGCGCGACGACGGCGTCGACCGGCACATCAAGTTCCGCGCAGCGGACGGCGACAGTTGCTACTGGTTCGAGATTCTGACGTGGCCGGGCGCGCTGCTGATCCGCGGCGACTGCGGCACGTACGTCTTCTCGCGTACGACGGACATGTTCTCGTTCTTCCGCGTCGACCGCGGAAACGACCCGAAGAAGCTTTACATCAACACCGGCTACTGGGCAGAGAAGCTTCAGGCAGTCAGCAGCGACGGATACGGTCGTGGCGCTGTAGAGCGTTTCTCCGGATCGTCTTTCAAGCAGCGCGTGAAGGAGCGCGTCGACGGATACCTCGAAGGGCGCGAGACGACGGCCGAGCAGCGCGCCGATCTGTGGCGGGACATCAACGACGACGTCTTCGCCTACGTGGAAGACGACCGCGAAGATATCGCGTTTAGTCGATTGATGGATTTCTCATCGAAAGACTTCCCGCGCCTCTTCGAGGATTGCTGGGAGTGGAACTGCAAGGAATACACGTTCCGCTTCATCTGGAACCTGTACGCGATCGCCTGGGCGATCCGCCAGTATGACGCGGCTAAGCAGGAAATCGCCGCATGACCCCCACAAAGACCGCCGCTCTCACGCACCTACGAGCGCTATGCAACGCAAATATGCCGACTAGCGTGCTGATGCATGAGGCGGTAGCGGCGAGCGCGGCTCTTTTCTCAACGGTATCCGGGCAACCGGTGGAAATCAGGATCGGCAGCGTGCTGATCGCAAGGAGTGGAAAGTGACCAATACCAATGACCGCGCATCAGAATGCAAACCCGGCGGATGCAGCGCGATCGGATGCGACGGCGGCGCCTACTGCAAGCCTTCGTCTGCCGTGCCGGATGGCGGCAAGGGTGAGGCGGTGGAGAGTGACATTCGCATGGTCAATATGGGCGACCTAGTGGAATTTCACCACCCGCAATACGGCGGCGGGTTCTTCGCGACAGAGGATTGTTTCACCGCCCCGCAAGCCGAGTGCGCCCCGCGTGCGCTGACGGATGCGAGTCGTCTCTCGCAAATCGCTACCGTGGTCAAAGACCTTATCGAGACTTTGATGCTGTGGAATGGGCAGGCATCAGCAGGACTTGATGTGAAAGGTCTTGCGGGATTGCGAGACGAACTTAACGACGCCATCGAACAGGCAGTGAACAAGGGAGCGGGCAATGACTGAGCGCGAAGAGTTTGAAGTGTGGTTAATAGCGAATAAGAGCGTAACGAAGATCTATGCAGCCTATGCATGGGAAGGTTGGCAAGCCGCCCGCCGCACTGTGAGCGATGCGCAAGCCCATGCGTTGTCCGAGTTGCCTCCGGCAATGTGGAGTTGCGGCGGCGTAGGACTGTTCACCGAACATCAGATGCAGGGATACGCTAACGCGGCCCTTGCCCACGGTGCGCAAGCCGAGTGCGCCGCATCCGATGCGAGCGCGCAGGAGCCCGTCCTAACGATCCGTCTGAATGAGTTTTTGGACTACGAATTCGTCGGCGGCTCGTTAGGCAATCTCGGGCCCGGCGAACACAAGCTATACACCGAACCTCGCACCACGCCGCGCATGTGGATCGAGACTGGCGACTTTGGCAGCGACGAGCCGCCGCGCATTGTTGTCGAGCAAGCCGAGTGCGGCAAGAGCAGCGGGGAGGCGGTGAAGCCCGTGCTATCGACGGAAGTCTGCGCGCAGGACGTCTTCGAGAAGGGCCAGTCCATCGGCCTGTTCGACATTCCCAAGCACACCGCCAACGAGATATGCGCGGGGATTTCGGCAGCCACCGGCGCACGCGTGGACTGGCATTACATTGGGGGCCGAGTTCACATGAAGGCGCTAGCAGCCACTCCTGCGAGTCCTGCCCCCCAGCACAGCGCCGACATAGATGCGATGCGGCTGAGCGATGAGCGAATTCTGGAAATCGCCCGACTTCATCGAGGGAATCACGATTGGGAGGCTTTCTCGCACTTCTCGCAGATCGGCCTTCTTGCTTTCGTGCGCGCAATTCAGGAGGAACAGGGGAAATGACTGAACGCGAACGCTGCTCTGCATTGCAGGCCAACTCAACGTGCAAGAACGGATTCCCGGTAACGGGTACCTGCCACGGTGCAGACGGCGGAATTCCAATCTGCATGAACGAAGCTGTCTGTGCACGGATATACGCAGCACATGACGGCGTTCCACCGGTGATCGCTCGCGCCGCTATCGACGCGGCATTGCAGGCTAAGGGGGTGGCGGAATGAGCGACAAGGTAAGTTTTCCGAGCGTCGTTGTAGGCGCGCCCACCGAAGCACTGATCGATCACATGAACAAGGTTACGAACGAGTGGACGTTGCGCGCGGCCCGTGGTGAATGCGGGTGGATCTGCGCCGACTGCTGCCAGTCGTTCCCCAATGGCATGCCTGACGAGTGTTGCTGTGGCCACCAAAGCTGCACGGACATTATCGCGCGTGACAAGAAAGCGGCGGTGGCCGAATGACGGTCTACGTCGACGACATGAACGCCGCGTACGGCCGCATGAAGATGTGTCACATGCTGGCCGACACCGACGAGGAATTGCACGCGATGGCCGACAAGATCGGCGTCGAGCGCAAGTGGTGGCAGGCGCCGCCGCGGCATTCGAGCCATTACGACATCGCGCTGAGCAAGAAAGCGCTCGCGATCGCAGCTGGCGCAGTCGAGATCACGTGGCGCCAGGCGGGAGCAATGAACACACGGCGCAAGATCACGGGCGAGCTCGGGAACCCATGGACGGCGAGCGCATGGGTCGCCGCGTATAAGGTCGAACGCCGGCTAGAACTCGCGGAATTGCAGGCTAACAAGGAAGGTGCGTAGATGGGAAAGCTGATCACTCTAGAACAGTGGGCGGAACTGATCTTCGGGAGTAAGAAACCGCACCGAAATACCCTTCTCAACTGGAGGCGGAACGGGAGGATAATCCCAAGGCCCATAAAATGTGGGGGACGCTATTTCGTTGAACCGGACGCAATCTATTGCGATGACGCGGGCGAGATGAACCGGAGGTTCCGTAGTGGCAGCGCGTAGAAGAGAAGCAAAAAGGCGCAACTGGCCGGCACGTCTCAATCAGAACGGCGCGGGCTATTTCTATTGGCGCGACCCTGACACGAAGAAAAATCATGGGCTTGGTCGGGATCGGGAGCGCGCTTTTATAGAGGCGCGCGCCGCAAATCTTGCTGTCGAACAGCGACGCGGAATTCGGTCGTTGGCGCAGAAGCTACTCGAACCGGAAGGGAAAACTCTGGATACATGGACCAGCGAGTATGAGACGATCTACAAGGAAACACGGAAGCCTACCGACGCCACGATGAAAACGGTTCAGGCCGGAATTCGTGCGGCTCGAAAGTGCCCGTTTCTGGCGAAGAACCTTCGATCCATACGGACGGAGGAAGTCGCAGAATTCATTTCCTCTGTCGAGCGCCGCAAGCCGCAGATGGCCGTACTGGTTCGGAAAACTCTACTTGATATGTTCAGGGAAGCCGAGATAAAAGGCCTGATCGATAACGGGACGAACCCGGTCAAGGTGACGCGCGTCCCCGATTTCGAGGTCGAGCGATCGCGCCTGACATTGGAGCAGTTCCACACCGTATACGAAGCGGCGCTGACGATGGACCCATGGATCGCGCGCAGTATCGAACTCGCCATGGTGACGACGCAGCGCCGGGAGGACGTCGCGAACATGCAGTTCGGCGATGTGAAGGATGGGTTTCTGTTCGTCAGCCAGGAGAAGACCAAGGTCAAACTCCGGATCCCGGTCACTGTCCGGCTTGACGCGATCGGCCTGTCATTGGATGACGTCGTGAAGCGGTGCCGCGATAACGCAGTATCGAAGTGGATGCTGCACCACAACCGGCCTCTTCTGATCAGAAAGCCGGGCGATCCGGTCGGCAAAGACGCGCTGACCAAGGCATTTCAGAAGGTGCGCGAGAAGGCGAAGATAACGTGGGAGGAAGGCCGGACGGCGCCGAGTTTTCACGAGCTGCGAAGCTTGGCGGCCCGGCTCTACACGGAGCAACACGGAGAGGATTTCGCGCAGGCGATTCTCGGTCACAAGTCGGCAAACATGACCGCGATGTACCGCGACACGCGCGGTGCGGAGTGGACTGAAGTGAAGCTGACAGGATGAGAATTGTAGATTTTTTCGCGACGAATAAGCGGAGAGCCTTACGCAGCAAGGGTGTTCATTACCTCGCAGGTAATGCTTGAAAAACGCTATTTTCGTCAATCGAATCAACAAGTTATGCTAGTTTTTGTGCTCCTGTTCGGGGGCCATAAATGCACAAGGCTGCACTAGCAAAATCAAAGACTTACAACGCTATTCCAGACGCTTAATTTTTGAGCACCTACCGACCGACGAAACCCTGCTCCTGCATCGCGCGCACATACGTCTGAAGCGCCGTCAGCTTGTCGATTTCCGTCTGATCGTCTGCCGCTACTTGGAAAATGCCGCTCGCAGTCGGTCCGTAGATGTAGCCGTAGGCGGCGGAATCATCAGCGCTGCCGGCGGAGGAGGCGCCTTCACTTGCGGAGGCGGGAGAACAACCTGTGACCCGGACGCGCACGCGGTCAGTGCCAGCAGCGAGCCGAGCACGGTAATCAAGTGAATCAGACGCATGTTTCGATACCTCATCGTTGAATTTCTGCTCTATCGCTGATACGTCGCTTTCCGCCGCTTGTTGCTTGGCAAGCGACGACGAAAGCGCCTTGGCTGACGCTGCGTTGATCTTGGCGATGAAAGCTGCGTTTGCAGCCTGTTCTCGAGCCAATGCTTGGCCGTCGATGGTGTGTGCTGTGCCGAAGCCGAGCGCGAGGCCAACGGCGCCGGCTGCGATCCCTGTCAATAAATACGGACTCATCTATCCCCCCCTGCAAGCTGCGCGCTCAAGCTGCCGGCGCGTCCAGATCCCGGAACACTGACTCGACGCGACAGAGCAGTCTTTGCCGCGGACGTACTTCCATTTCAGAAATTCGTCGCAGGCGGCCGGAAGATCGCGAGCAATGAACCGCTTCCGCAACGTGGATGTCTTGTAGTTCGCCATTCCCATGTTGTAGGAAATATCGATGAGCGCGACCTTCTGCCCGTCCGTCAGATCGTCGAACCCAGGCGTCAGGCGGCGAACTTCCATCGCGTATCCGCCAAGGCTTTCACTCAGCATGTCCTTGCACTCATCGAGTGTGTACCGGCGCATTTCGACATTGGTTTCGCCAAAGCACACGGTCTGAACGTGCCCCGCCAAACGATCGTCATACGGCTTCAGTGAAACACCCTCGCGCGAGGACGTGAACGAAATAGCCATTGATGCGACAACTGTGCCGACAACAACAGCCAGTGATTTCTTTCCGGGACGTGCCATCAATCATCGCTCCCTTTCCGGCCCTTATTTTTGATCAGGAAGAAAGCCTGCAAGCAGATGTACGCGATCGTAAAAATGGCTACCCACCAATTGATGTCGTGACTCGAAAGCCACAGCCAATAATTGGCGCCGACCGGAGGCGCTACCTTTGCCACGCTGGCTGCTAGATCGTTCATAAAGGCCCCGAAAACAAAAAAGCCGCTCATTGGCGGCTGTTGGTCAAATCGTTGTGAGTGAAGCTTGACATGCGGCCCAATGGGCCGTATCTTTAATCCCGCTGGCAGCGCATACCGCGCGGCCCACCTCTCCGAAAGGAATGAACCATCATGGCGCGCTATGGCTATTCTCTATTCGCCTCCTTCGCCGGATTCACTCGCCAAGCTGAAGGAACGTCTCAAGCTGAGCAGCTCCAAGATGGCGGAACTGTTCGGCTCGGAAGAAGCGCGCACCTGGCGCAAATATGCAGGCGGGGAGCGTGCCGTCAGTGCACAGACGCTATTCTTTGCGATGGCGCTTCTGGAACTGACGCCCAAAGAAATCGAAAGAGTGCTCGACCGAATGCGGGAAGCGGGAGCTCAAATCGAAATCGTGTTGCCGCTGTCATAATGCTGTCCCTCGCGCTCGCCGCTTGTGGCGGCGGCGGAGGAGGATCATCGAGTGAACCGCAGGCGCAGGGATCTGCAGCAGTCCCTGCCCCGCCTACCAATCCCGTTCTGATCGAAGCCTACGGCGACTCGACAATGGCGGGCCTGACCTACCCTGACGGACCGACCCTCCCGTCTAGCGTCTCGCCCGACAATCAGCCGTCCGTGATGCAGGCAGAATTGCAATCGAAATACGGGTCGAGCGTCACAGTCACTAACATGGGCGTGTCTGGAACACGAGCGCCTCAGCTTGTAGACGGCTCGGACGGCGTTCATTTGCCGTGGATTCAGACCGTTGCTAACTCATCGGCTCAAATCGTCATCGTGAACTACGGAATCAATGACTCGTTCGCGACATCCGAAGGGATCGACGCTTACAAGGCCGCGCTCCGCATGATTGCCGATACCGCGACCCAAGCGGGGAAACTCATCGTATTTGAGCAACCGAACCCGGTCTGCTTGTCCGGACTCAACAACGAAGAATATTCGGTGCTTGGGACATTCGCTCAAGCAATGGCCGAGATAGCCACGGAAAAGAGTATCCCGCTAGTGGACAATTACGAATACGTCAAGTCCCTGCCAAACTGGAAGGACATGCTTTCAGACTGTACTCATCCGAAGGCTGAGCTATACAAAATTGAAGCGGGTAGAATGTCGAGCGTCGTCGTCCCGCTGGTCGATAAACTAAAGGGTTGAAAATTGCACGTCCGGATAACCGTTCGATTGGCCGGAACCGTATGCCTCTTAATGCTTCTGAAAGCCATCTTTATTGGCTTCGTTGACACAGACAGTGCGTGGATATACGGTGCCGGCCTATTTTTATGGGGCACAAGCGAAATAGACTGGCGCCGCCGCTCACGTTCCGGCCGGATATGATGGCCGGGCTGGCAAAGGCTGAGCCGGATCTCCCGATTTCGCGCTGATCACGCTTCTTAGCGAAGTGCGGTATGCCGCCCACTCGGCAGGGACAGGTATTGACCGCTCATAGCATCGGAGAATCGTTAAATCCGACTCGTCTAGGGCAATTTGTGCCAATCTCTGGCACTGCCCCCACTTAAATTCTGCGCTCGGGCCTGCCGGTTCTGAGAACACGCCATCGATATAACTCCAACCGCATTGCGGTGCGTTCGCTTCATCCGTGATATCGACCCAAATCAGATCAGGATGGAATAACTCGGCAATGTCTAGGTCAGTCGAAAACAGTTCTGCGACAAGACTATCTTGAATGCGTGCGTATGTTTTCATCATTCCCCCTTATGCGACCGTCGAAGCCGTACCGAATTCATAGATAATAGCGATCCCTGTAAATCCGACTCCTCCCGGGAAACCAGGTTGGCTAGGACCAGAAGCAGCACCGCCACCGCCTGCTCCGACCGTCACCGCGTTCTGACCACCGCCGCCAGGGGAAGGAAACGCAATGCCGCCACCGCCGAATACCGAAGAAGCTCCGGACGACGGGGTAAAACTAGCTGTCGAGGATGCGGCGGGAGCATTCGACGAAGCACCATTCCCGCTTACGATATTGGCCCCGGTCGGCGTGCCGGAGACGTTCGACGAAGATCCGGAAAGAGGCGGGACAGCAGCCGTACCGGCGGGACCAGCGTTGCCGCCTGGCGCCGACATGAGGCCACCGAAACTCGTCGTCCCGCCTGCGATGCCAGGATTTGCACCCGCACCGCCTCCGTTCCCGCCAGCCCCTACCGTTACCGTGATACCGGAGAATGCTGAAGTGAACCGGCCGCGAGCATACGAGCCAGCGCCGCCGCCACCGGCCACCGCTGCCTGTGTGGCACTCGTAGCACCGCAGCCGCCGCCGCCAGCACCGCCGCCCACGAGTTCAACGACGACCGCGCTAGTTCCGGCAGTCGGCGTGTAGGTGAAGCTGCCCGCGACCGTGAAACGCTGCACATTGAGCAAACGCCCCTTCGTCTGCGATAGCGTCATCGCGTCCTGTGGATTGACGGCATTACCAAGACTGTTGATCGTGAAACCACCCATTGGGATACTCACGGTCGGAGTGCTTTGCCCATCCTTCGTGAGACAATTCGTGAGCCCGTTTGCGACGTCCGACATTGTGTTATTTTGGACGGTCGAGCTAATGACGGTACCCGTCACAACCGGGTTTCCCGCGACGAGCGTGAATGTGCCTGCGCCGTTGAAGGGCATCGTGTCACCTATAAGGGAGAAAAAATGAGTTCGGATCAGTTTTTGCGTTCGGCAATTACCGTGACGCTCATGATCGTTTTTACTGGCGTTGCACGCGCCGGGTACAAGTGGTTACTGGCCGCCAGCTATCGCTGGGAGGAGAGCCGAGCCAAGCGCCGCGGAGAATGGGACCCCGTAGCGCGAAAGCGCATTCCCTACTGGGACCGCCCCCGCGGGACGACTCATAAGTAATGCCTGCGCGAGCGCTTGACCGTACTTTGTATAAGGAAGCGCCGCAGCACTTCCGACCACCGCAGCAGGACCAGCTACCGCAGCCGGCAGGAGCGCATGACCGGCCGCAGCACTAGCCGCTAGCCCGAGCATCGCCCGCCCTGCTGTCCCACTGTCTGGATATTTCGAGCCGAGCACTTGCTGACCGGCGCCCGATAAATCCTGCATCAGCGCGTTGCCAGTTGCCGACGCGCCCTTCCCGGCTGACTTGTCGGCCTGCCGCACGGCGTTGTTCAACTGTGCCGCAGTGAAGACCCCGCCGTTGTTCATCGCGCCTTGAGAGCCTGCCGCCGTGCGCAGCCGCACGAAGTTGGCGTATGCCGCGTTGGCCTTCTGCAATTGCTGAGCGAGTTCCGGAGTGTTCGACCGCGGGAGCGCGTTGTCGACGGCATCCTTGAGCGCTCCGATCGCTTCGCCGAGCTGGCGATTGTCGAATGACGGATCGCCGGCATAGCCTCTCGCCATGCGACCAAGTTCGCTTTGAACGCCCTTAAGCGTATCGCCGTCCATATTTCCTTGCGGACCGAACTTTCCGATGATCTGCGTTTTAACGACATTGGCGAATGTCTGCTGTTGCTGCGCCGGAAGATTCTGCGCCATGCCGCCGAGTTGCTGAAGGTCGGCCATAAACGGCTGGTCGATCTTGAACTGCATCTTAGACAGCGTGCTGTCGTACGCGTCACTGATCGTGCGCTGCACCGCCTCGACGCCTTCATGACCGATTGGGCCGGAATATTTCACGCCAAGCGGCGCTAAGACTTCGTTGTACGTCGCCGTGTTGAAGCTGTTCGCCGCTCGTTGCTGTGCACCTTTGATTAGATCGCCAAGCACCGGAACGCTGCTCAGCTTTTCCTCAGTACGCGCCGCTGCGCCGCCGAGAATCTGACCAGGCGTCATCGTTACGCCGGCCTTTGCCAACTGTTGCTGAGCCGCACCGCCCGCACCAGAAATAGCCTTGCCTGCAATGGCGGTAGCAGGACCTGCCAGCGCTCCAACCAGAGCATTATTCTTGATCTGGTCTAGCTTCTGATCGGCGTAGGTTTGACCTGGCTGAAGATCCGTCACCGGTTGCGCTGCACTTCCCGCGACGCCTGACAGAGCGCCTACGAGCGCCTTGCCTGCGAGGCTCTCGGGTGCGGACAGGCCACCACCGCCTAGCAGAGCCATGCCGCCAGCCTGACCGGCGAGGCGCTTCCAGTCCATGCCCGCATCCGGATTCGCCTTGGCGTACTGGGCGTTCTGCGTGTCGATCGTGGTCTGGATTTGCGGGAGCGCCGCGCGTGCGTCTTTGGCGAACTGCGAGTCAGGCGCCACCTTGTCAGCGAGCCACGAAAGACCATGCACGATTGACTGACCGTAGCCGCGCACAGCGTCGCCAGCGCCCATCGTCAGCGCGCCGGGCGTCTGCCATGGCTGTGCCGGTTGAGCCGGCTGAGGAGCGGGAGCGGCTTGCGGCTGTGCTGGCGCTGCCACCTGTCCGTCGCGAGCAATGATCGCGTCGAGCGGAGACGCCTGTTGAGGCGCGCTGTCCCGAGCGATGATGTCGTCGAGCGCGCTCATTTCAGCACCCCATTGCGAGCAGCCCATTCGAGCCTAGCTCGCACTGTCGGATCTTTCGCAGCCTGTTGAAGCGCCGCAGCACGTTGCGGGCTGGCCGGCATTGCGACGACCGCGGCAATCTTAGGCGTCATGTTCTGGTCGAACTGGTTTTCGCGCTGGTTATACGTCTTCGCATCGCCCGAGGCGTATGCATCCGATAGGTAGTCGGACTTCAACATGCGCGTCTGGACCTGGCCTTTGAGCGTCGCCAGTCCGTTCGCGATCGCCGTCTTCGGCGCCCCGTAGGAAGGAATCGAGCCATAGACCATTTCCCGCGCCGCGTCCGAGCTGATTCCGAGTTGGCTGCCAAGGTTCGTCACGAGATTGTCTCTAGACTTCTCGTATTCGGCCGCATTGGAACTCACGAGCCCCGCCATCGATGCGACGTAAGGACCGACCGTTGCAGGCGACTTGCCGGCCGCGAGGCCCATCATGTTGTCGAGATCCTGAAGCGCAGCGGGGCCACCTTGGCGGAGGTTCTGGAGATTTCCGTAAGACTTCTGCATCGTCTCGACTTGGCCCTTGGCGGTCGCTTCAGCGTTCGCCTGAGCACCAAGAGGCGCGCTGGCGGCAGGACGCGCTGACGGTGAGGGCTGGCCCCCGCCAAACACACCAGACGGGCCGTTCTCATGCAGCGCGATGGCAGTCGAAAGCGCTTGACGTTGCAGCGGATTGGAGAGGTCGATCTTCTGATTCGGCGGGATGCCAAGACGCTGCGAGACGTCCTTGATATATGCCTGCGTGTCGTTCTCGTTCTGGGGCGCCCACTTGCTGATGACGCCGGCGATCGTATTGACGCCCTGTTTGCCGTAGCTCGACAAATTGCCATCGAGCGCAGCCAAACCGGATTGCATGTCCGGGTATTGTGCAAGCTTGCCACCGGGCATCATCGCGCCGGGGTTGTTGTTGCGGATCGGAGCAGGGGCAGTCGGATTAGTTACCGCAGCCTCGTTCGAGTACTCCATCTGGTTAGTTTCCGGGTTGAACACCTGAACCGGCTTGAACTGAGCGCCACCGGCCGCCGTTGCCGCGGCGTTGCCCTGCATCACACCCTGTGCGCCTTGGATCGGCTGCACCTTCGCGACATTGCCGGATGCATCGAACAACGGAGTTGCGCCATCCGGGATATTCGGGTTGTATGCAGTCGGCTGCATGGTGCGCGGATCACGGAAGATACCGGTTCCGGTGACCGGAGCGACGAAAGAATCGTGGAATGCCATGCGCCGATTTTGCTCTACAGGGTCCATATTCCCCTGACGCGCAGTCAGCGTCGCAGCCGTGGGTGCATAAGCCGCCGCAGTCGATTTGAATAATTCCTTCTGTCCTTCCGGGCTCATGTACATCATGGCCGCCGCGGTCGTCGGGATGCCGTTCGGATTCAGCGGTCCACCAGGCGAAAGCAATCCACCGGACTGTTGCGGAGCAGCCTGCATAGGCTGAGCAGACGCCCCCCCGCTGAGAGCCGAGGCCAATTGCTGCGGGCTCGCACCGGATGCACTCGTGCCCGAGTCAGTTCCGCCCACGCCCGAAGGCTGACCGCCAGTAAGCGCCGCCCATTGATTCTGCCCGAGATCCCTGTAGCCCTGCGCAGTCTGATTCTGCATCTTCGCAGCGAGCAACGCCTGTCCGAGTTGAGCGAGGCCGCCGCCGATGTTGTACTTCGGAACGACCGTGTACGGACCAGAGCCGACCGCCTGCGTGTTCTGAGGTGTCAGCGCGGACTGCATCAGCGCCTGTGCAAGCGCCTGCTTATTCTGAAGCGAATACATGTCCCCCTGAAACTGCGGAAGGACGGTCATTCCCGGCGATGCATTAGGCATAGTTGCCCCCGTTCAAAGCTTGTGCGATTGCTTGCCGGCGTTGCTGGTCGCGCGCCAAGTTTTGCTGAAGTGCTTGCGTGTTCGCCATGTTCTGCTGTTGACTGAGCATGTTTGCGAGCGCGGCATTGCTCGGCGTGAAATTGCCGTTGTTGGCCTGCTGCGCCGAGGATTGCGATTGCTGCTGCGAATTCTTGCTCTGCTGGCTCAGCATCTGCTGCAGCATGCTGGTGAAGTTGCCACCCATGCCGCCCATCGATGCGCCACCGATCGACGAGCCGCCCGCGACTTCGCCCGACAGACCGCCGCCAAGCGCACCGCTTGACGTGCCCGTCATGCCGCCGCCAGGCAAGAGGCCACTGAATAAGCCCGTTGGCGACGAGCCGAGCGCACCGCCCATCTCGCCGGCAGTCGCACCAGAGAGCCCCGAGCCGCCCGCCGATACCGTGCCTGTCAAGCCTGCGTCACCGAAGGCTGCCGGGCCGCTGAACATGCCAGTTAGACCGGTTGCGCCGCCCGCGCCCTCTGCGCCTGCCGTACCACCACCGAACAGACCGCCGAGGCTGCTACCGAGTCCACCGCTCGCGCCGGCCGCACCTTCGCCGGCCGCTGCGCCGCCACCAGCCCCGCCGGCTGCACCCGCACCAGCTAGCAGCGGAGCCGCGAAGTAGCCACCGATGGCCGTTCCGATCGCGTCGCCCGGTTTCGCTTCGACCGTGTTCATCACGTTGTCGACAGCCGGTATTTTCCGAAGCGGGTTAATCGTCTTGTCGATCTTGCCGTTGAACTGCGCGACCGGTGCCAGCACCTGATTCGTGACTTTCGGCAGCGTGTGCGAAGTCAGGTCGACCCATTTCGTGCCGATGCCACCCGGAATCCAAGCAATGGGGTCGGTCCAGCGCTGAATCTTGCCGCCGATAGCGCCAATCGGAGACTCGTGATTGTCCGAATCGAGAGTGTTTCCGAAGACGCCCATTTACGCCGCCATCTGGTAGTTGACGCGATCGAACCCGTCTGCACCGCGGATAACCGCATGCGGCGCGACCTTGTGTACTTCGTCGGCCATGAAGCCGAGATGCCGGACGCCATTCGGCTCCCACATGTAGCGATAGGTGTAGACGCCCAAGCCATTCGCCCACGTCGCCACACGCCTGATAGCCCGTTTCGTGCGACGATCGGACATCATGTAGCCCATCAGAGCCGAAGAGCCGAGGCCAAACAAGCCGCTTGTGAGGTTATTCGAACTCGCCTGCCCCGCGTTGTAGCCGGCGAGCTGCGACTGATACTGGTTGTTGAATAGACCCGCGATGTCGGCCGGATTCGCGCTCGATTGACCGGTCCCGGTATAGCCAGGAATCATGCTGCCGACAGACGCAAGATTAGAAAATGGAAGTTGCCCGATGCCGGTTTGCTGACCATATATCCCGCCCTGCGCACCGAGATTAGCCCCTTGCTGACCGTAGATTCCGGCCTGCTGACCGAGGTTCTGACCTTGCAGACCAAACAGCCCCGCCTGATTTCCAACCATCCCGCCCTGCTGACCAACGAGCCCCGCCTTCGTGCTAGCCGCGTTCAACTGGTTATTGAGCGACTGCGCGCCGATCTGCGAGCCTGTAAGAATCGCTTGATTCTGCGCGTTGCTGTATGCCTGCTGCTTTTGATTGTTAAAGTTCGTCATGGCGTTGTTGTACGCCTGCGAACCCGGAGACAGACCTTGATTGGCTAGCTGCGCGCTGAGCGATTCGCCCTGTTGCGAGAACTGCGGATCGAGATATTGGGTCTGCGATGCGTAGGCAGCATCTTGGCCGGCCTGCTGTGCGGCTTTACCGGCGTTAGGGTCGATCGAAGAATTGATGCCGGCGAGTTGGCCTTGAAGGTTCGAATATTGTCCGCCCAGCGCGCCGATGTTCTGGTTAAGTCCTTGGTATTGAGTCTGAAGACCGCCCAGACCATTATTAAGACCGGAGTATTGATTGTTTAGGTCTTGCAGCCCACCAAGAGAATGATTATTGATGGTGTTGCTGTTTGCAGCGGCGCCCAGAGTTCCATTAAAAAGGCTCTGCAATTCTGGGCTAGCAGTGACAGACGAATTATAGATCGGTGCGCCGGTCTGCGGGTCAACACCGGTTTGCGTCGTTTGCTGCGATCCAAACGGATTCGAGAAATTATTGAGGTTCAGCGCCTTGTTAAAGGCGGCCGTATCCGTGTTGGTCTGCGTCGTGGCCTGCGCGACTACCTTGGGATCGGGATAGGAAGGCGCCGAGCCGCCCCCCTTGCCGCCGCCGCCATAGAACGTGAATGCGTCTACGAGCAGATATTTGAGAAGCTTAAAGACGTTCATTTCGTTTCCTTGAGCAGCGCTTCGTGATATTTCCCATCCAGATACCTGCACTCCCGTTTGAGCATCCCGTACAGGATCAGATCGGTGCCGTCTGCCGCGGCTTCCCGTAACACGCCTTCCGGATTGAATCCAAGCGCTTCGTCGAAACGCTGAGCGTCTTTGTTGTCGGCACGCACCAAGCCAGTTACCCGATTCACGTTCAGGTAAAGAAACGGGTATTTGAAGCACGCAGCCATGTAGGCCGGCGTCATCCAGTGCCTAGAGCCATCCGAAGCAACGTGCATCATTACGTTAGGGCCGTTGTGCTGCTCGAAGAGAACGCCCGCGATAAGCTCGCCATCGCGTTCAAGCCCGATGCCGTAGTATTTGAAAAGCTCTTTCTCGCCGATACGATCCGCTACGAAGCGCATCACGCGCTCCGGCTGATCCCAAACGATGCGTTTCATTAGACTGTCCAGCCCGTCTCGAAAACGATGTCAGAGGCCGCCCAATGCGTTTCTGTGCCGTTGATTGCAGCCTTGAGAGTAGGCGAGCCGGTCATTCCAACACCGCTCACGCCCTGCCAGGCTTTCGCGATCTGAAGCGAGCCGCCCCACAATCCCGCGTCCCAAATAGCCGTATCCCACACGCCGAAATTCAGCGGCAGGAAGTTGAGCATTGACTGCGGAATGTTCTGGTCGTAATCAACGTTGATCCCTGCCGCAAGAGCAGGGGCGCCGTTGGTCCAGATGATCGGCCGCATCATCGTGAAACGCTTTTGCAACGGCGTGCCGTACTCGCTGAACGCCTGCTGAGCAACCGCATTGATGTTCGTGCTGTTGTCCGAGAATCCATTCCATGCCAAGCCGACAAAGCCGTTACTGGCGAAATAGATCTGGTCGTTGAAGCGCTCCCAGTGATTCGCGTTCCAACCGGTGAAGTTGCACCATGCGCCGGTGATGGTGTTCATCACATACTGCTGTTGCAGCCCTGCGCCAACCGGGACATTCAGAATCAGCATGTTCTGCAATGGGAACAGCACCATGCACCACCCGTAATTGTCCGGGTATAGACTGGTCGCCTGCGAGATCGCGCCTTGAATCTTGCCGGTCAGGTTGACTTGCGTATTGATGCGGGTAGACGCGAGCAGCGCTGACAACGGTCCGAGACCATCCTTCCCTATGTACAGCAGGTCGCCGCCGTATTTCAGGAACGACCGGAACCCCATCGGGGAACCGAGCTGGTAGACGCCTACCAGCGAGAATGTAGACGCCTGCGAAGGGTCCGTACCCTGGTAGACCGCAACCTCACCTTCGGACGTCACGAAGCACAGGTTGTCCTGCGTTCCAAAACCGCCGTCAACAGTCCAAACTCCCATCGAGACGAGGAAGCCGCCACGCCTGAAGATTGCCTGCAACGGGAACACCTGCACCGCCCCGCCTACGCTGCTCACCGGAAGGTAGCAGGCATTGAGGGTGTTCTTCTGGATGAACCAGACGCGGCTCGCAAACGAGGTAATAAAGCTGAGCGTGGATGGGGTGACCCCGGTAATCGAGATCGGAGATGAGCCGTTCGTGACGCTCTGCCAGGTCGTTCCGTCATAGACGAAATAGCCATCCTGCCCGTTGACGATGCCGAGAAACGGGCCAGCACTCGTCGAGAAATTCGTGTACGAAAACTTATCGCTGGTAAAGCCGGTCGTCGATGGTGCCCCAATGGCGCCGCCGCCGCTGATTTCATAGATCGACGCACCCGACGCGGCAAATAGCTTGCTGCTGCCCGATGACGGGTTATACGGCATCAGCGTGTTGACGTCGCCAGCGAACCCGGTAGCCCACCGCGTATAGCCCTGACGCGCCATTACATCGGATGTCGTCGGAAACCAGTTCGTGAGCGTTACCGCATCTTCGGGAGGCATTTGCGCCAGAGAATCGCGCGCATTCCACCCGCCAATCGGCGCCGGCAGGTTGACCGTAGCCGAGCGCTGCCCTTGCGCGGTGCGGCGTCGCCGCTGCGCTGCTGCTGCAATACCGGTGATATTGGTCATTTACGGACCGGTCGTAGAAAAACTGTCTGGAATATTCTCCGGCCCGAGCAGATAGCTCGACAGCCGCGGCGCCAGGGAGAGCATCGCGGCGCCCTGCTCCTCGCCCTTGACGGACGAGAGGATCGCGTCGTACTCGTCCTGCAGGATCTGCGTCTCGAATCCCTTAATGCCGAAGTACTTCAGCTTCAGCCCGGCGACCATCAGCCGGTCGTCGAACAGGCACGTATCGTTATCGGCTGTGAAGCTTGCTTTGCGCGTGCCGCCTGCGTCCTGCACGAAATACTTCGAGACGTACTCGAAGCCGAGATATTCGGACGTGCTGACACCGGGCCAAATCTGGAACGTGTTGCCGAGGATGCGCCAGCGGATGCGCGGGCCGGTCGCGATATAGCCGGACTTCAGCCATTGCCACTGCTGCGGATCTTCCGGCCCGAGCATTTCCCAATGCTTCGACTTGTCCCACTGCGTGCGGTCGATGATGCGCTGATAGTCCGCGGGGAATGAGTACTTGGTCTGCGCGAAGGTCAGCGAGACGGCCGTGCCGCTGGCCGATGCAGGCTGCGTCATCGTGACCTGCGTCGGCGAGTCAACCGATAGCACGTACGTGTCCTGGTTGATGCCGGTTCCCGTCACCATGTATGTTCCGGCCGTGATAGCCGCGGTAGACGGGATATTGGTGATGACGGCCGAGCCGTTCGTTACGTTGCCCGTCTGGATCGTCCATTGGGTCGTAAAACGGTACTCGGTCGTCAGAGCCTGCCAGTTGAAAGCAGGCTCGCGCAGAAGGTCATACCCGACCGCGTTCAATAGCGCCAACTGTTGCACCGTATCCTGTGCCGTATTGCCGGCCACAGCCGCTGGCACGGCAAGCCCCAATTCACCGGTAGCCTGCTGGATCAACTGCAACATTGTCGTCATGGTTTACGCCTCTTTCCGCGGCC